ACGGATATTTTCCTCTACCACAAAATCTATTAGGTATTTCAAAAGTATTTGATATGAAATCATCCATGTCTGCAGGTGCAGGTATGTTCAATGTTCCATATCAATATGTTTTAAACAACGTCAACGATATTAGTGGGTATGACGTTGCAAATTATTACATGACAATGTCGCACATGACATTACTCCAAGACATGCTTGTTGGTCAACCAATGGTTAGATACAATAAACATGTAAACAAACTCTTTATAGACATAACCAAAGAATTCTTTGTGCCTGGTGATTATATTATCATCGAAGCATATGACATCATTGATGAAGGAACTTATCCTGATGTCTGGGGTGATCGTTGGTTACAAAACTATTCCTCTGTACTAGTTCGTGAACAATGGGGTCTCAACCTAACTAAGTTCACAGGTATGCAACTTGTTGGTGGAGTTCAGTTCAACGGAGAACAAATTTTACAAGAGGCACGTACCGAAAGAGAACGTATGGAAGAAGAGTCCATTCAAAATCTTCAACCACTTGTATATAACTTTATTGGTTAAAATATGGCAACGTCAACATTCTTCCGCAATACTGATCACTTCAATGAACAACAACTCATCGATGATCTAGTAATCGAATCAATTCGCATCTATGGTGTGGATTGCGAATACTTGCCTCGTACTGAAGGACAAGTTGATAATATACTTAACGAAGACACCACGCCTCTTTACAATCGTCTGTTTAAAATGGAGATGTATGTTAAGAGTGTAGATGGTTTCGAAGGTGAAGGTGACTTCCTTTCTAAGTTTGGTTTGCAGATCAGAGATCAGGTTACTTTCACTGTTGCGATAAGAACATTCGAACGTTATGTCACAAAAGATGAACCACAACAGACAAGACCTCTTGAGGGAGATCTAATTTATTTCCCACTTAATGGTAAGATCTTTTCTGTAATGTATGTTGAACATGAGAGTGTGTTCTATCAGAGTGGTGGATTGCAGGTCTATGACTTGAGATGTGAACTAATGGAATATAGTAACGAGAGAATTGAGACTGGTTACGAACACATAGATAAAATATTCAGAGATCATATATCAACAGTTGGTGGTACTGCAAACGTTAATACACTTGAAGCTCTATCTAACACAGATCCAATCGCAGACAATTTCTTCTTTGAGAAAGAAGCAGACGATATCATAGACTTCTCAGAGATGGACCCATTCAGTGAAACAATAGCGTTTGGAGATGATGAACCAGAAGAGGCGAACACATAATGGCAATCGCAAATTATTTCTATAACCAAACTACAAGAAAATATGTTGCCATCTTTGGTACGTATTTCAACCAACTTAAGATAAAGAGAACAATCGACTCTACCACAGAGCAGGAGATGATTGTCCCGATCTCTTATTCACCATTCCAAAAAGTCCTTGCAAGGATTACTCAGGACGCAAGTCTTGATCGTCCTGCGGCAATTACACTACCACGTATGTCATTCGAATTGAACAGTATGACATATGATGGGGAGCGCAAAATCAACAACACCATGAAGATCCGTAAGTCCACCATCGAAGAGGGTGCAATCGGACGTGGGTTTGTTTATGCTGGCGTTCCATATAATTTAGAGTTCTCTTTGTACATAATGACTAAGTACTCAGAGGATGCAGCAAAGATTATGGAACAGATTGTCCCATTCTTCAATCCTGAATTTACATCTACCGTGAAGTTACTTGACAATCTAGATCCAATCGATATTCCGCTCGTACTTAACAGTGTAAGTACAGAGGAAGTGTATGAGGGAGACTTTACCGAAAGACAAAGTGTTCTTTATACTTTAAGTTTTACTATGAAAGCGTGGTACTTCGGACCAAATAGAACCAAACCTATGATCAAATTTGTTGATGTGAAGGTAACACAAAATACTAGTCCTACCGCCGATATTGACGAAGTGTATCAATCACGATACACGTCACAGCCTGGGTTAACCGCAAACGGTGCGCCCACTGTGGACATTAATGAAACTATACCATATACAGAGATTGACTTTGACGACGATTGGGGAGTCATCAATCTCACAGAGGTGAATATATCATGATAAACGATCAAATTTCACAATCAATGGGGGTACGTTCACTTGCAGAAACTCAAGCAGAAGACATTACAGAACCACATGAAAATGTTGGATCTCTACGAAGACTCGGATCTAGTGGAGAACAAAGTCAAACTGACGAGAATAGACAACAGAGCGCACAGGTACTGGCGAAACCTAAATTGGAGAAAACTTCGCAAGCAGAAGGATCGTCGTCGCAGGAAAACAATCTGCAAACTGTTGGAGAGCAGGTACTCGCACCTGCAACAACGAACGACGATGAGAACTTAACGGATCTCGAACTTGCCCGATCTAACGTCCAGAACATTATTAGTCTAGGTGATGACGCAGTGAAGGAAATGGTAGAGATAGCCAAACAATCGGAATCACCTCGTGCATTCGAGGTGGTTTCTACGCTCATGAAAACATTGTTGGATGCCAACAAAGAATTCGTAGATATCTCTTCTAAAAAGAAATTAGTGAAAGATGAAGAGAAATATGGTCGCCCAGAAACAAACGTTACTAATAATAACTTGATTGTTTCTACTGCAGATCTGTTGAGTATGATAAAAGGTGAGGCGGATGGTAGCGATAAGTAATCCACTAACTAGGGGTTATCTTGGTAATAACAATCTCAAAAGGATTGGCGAAGAAATAGAATACACTAAGAAGATGCTCAAAGAGTATATGAAGTGTGCACAAGATCCCATCTACTTTGCAAAGAAATACATTAAAATTGTACACGTTGATAAAGGTCTCATACCTTTTAAACTGTATGATTACCAAGAAGATATTGTCAATAAGATAACAGACAGTAGACGTGTCGCAGTTCTCACTGCACGACAGTCTGGTAAGACAACCACAGCAACAGCTATTATTCTCCATTACATTCTTTTTAATGAATACAAGACAGTCGCAATCCTTGCGAACAAGGGCGATTCCGCCAGAGAAGTTCTCAGTCGTGTGCAACTTGCATATGAAGCACTTCCAAAATGGATGCAACAAGGAGTTGAAGAATGGAACAAGGGAAACATAACATTAGAAAACGGATGTAAGATCTATGCAGGTACTACATCTTCCAGTGCAATTCGTGGTAAGTCGATTTCCTTTCTTTATCTTGATGAGGTTGCATTCATCGAAGGATATGACGAATTTTTCGCTTCCGTTTATCCTACTATTTCGTCTGGCGAGTCAACAAAACTTCTAATGACATCCACACCAAATGGATTAAACCACTTCTGGAAAACCTGTAAAGGTGCCGAAGAAAAAACAAATGGTTATGAGTTTGTTAAGGTGATGTGGAATGACGTGCCTGGGCGAGACCAAAAATGGCACGACGAAACTCTTGCCGCATTAGATTATGATGATCAAAAATTCAGACAGGAGTACTGTTGTGAATTCTTGGGAAGTTCTGGTACACTTATTAGTGGTCAGAAACTAAAAGAACTTGCATATTCAAGACCAATTAGAGAACAAGAGAACCTTTATCAATACGAAATGGCAATAGAAGGTCACACATATAGTATGACTTGTGATGTTTCTCGTGGTAAAGGATTGGATTATTCTACTTTCACGGTACTTGATATTACTGAGATGCCTTACAAACAAGTATGCGTCTTCAGGGATAACATGATAGGACCTGTCGACTTTGCGTCAATCATATATAGAGTAGGAATGATGTACAATGAAGCAGCGGTTCTCGTCGAGATAAACGACATTGGTGAACAAGTTTCAGATGTACTATTGATGGATTATGGTTATGAAAACATTCTGTATACAGAAAACGCAGGACGACTCGGCAAAAGGATTTCAAGTGGCTTTGGACGTAGCGTTGACAATGGAATAAGAACAACAAAAAGCGTTAAGTCAGTTGGCTGTTCTATATTGAAAATGTTGATAGAACAGAATCAACTTATCTTATCAGATTTTAACACAATTCAGGAATTATCACGTTTTTCCAAAAAAGCAAACTCATACGAGGCAGAGTCTGGAACTCATGACGACTTAGTGATGAACTTGGTCATTTTTGCATGGCTAACAGATCAGACATATTTTAAAGATATGACTGATATCAATACCATGATGATGTTAAGAGAAAAAACAGACGAACAAATTGAAGATAACTTACTTCCTTTTGGGTTCATCGATGTGGGTGAAGATCTGCCGCAAGGTGGTTTTCAACCAGTAAAGACAGAGGACGATTGGATAATGTGATCCAATCATTTGTTTTTATAAATAAAAACAGTGATATGAACTGATAAAAAATAAATTTATTCAAAGGAGAAAAATATGGCTTTTTCCGTAAGTCCTTCAGTAATCGTTCGTGAAGTAGACGCAAGCCAAGTCGTCCCGGCTATTGCAACACCTCCTGCTGCAATCGCAGGCGTTTTTGGTTGGGGTCCTACCGACGAAACAATTCTTATTACTTCCGAAACACAACTTGTGGATCGTTATGGGAAACCTGGCGCATCCAATTATGAAACATGGTTCACTGCTGCTGATTACCTTGCATATTCTAATGCATTGTTTATTCATCGTGCAGAAACTACTGGTTCTGCGAAAGCAGATTCTGATACTATAGTATTATTTGATGCAGACACTGCATATGCTAACACATCCGCAAACGGTTATGTTGCAGGTACTACTGAGGGTTCAATCGGCACTTTAGATACTGGTAACACAGTATACGGTGCATTTGAAGCAAAATATGTTGGTGATTTAGGTAACTCAATCGACGTTGCATATGTCAAATCATCCTCATATCAATCAGACATTTTTGATGAAGGCGATATTCCTAACCAAAAGATTTTATTTGGTGGTGATCTCGGCGTTCAATTTACACAAAACGTGGCATTCGCAAGTACTACGACACAATTCCAAACTACAGACGCAGTCGACATTACAGAAATCGCCGCAGGTGATAATGTAACACTCGGTAACGACTCAGTTGGATATCAAACCTTAACTGTATCTGCATTCTCAAAAGAAACAATCGGTGCAAACGGTTCGATCTTAACAGGTGACGATGCTGCAAACACTGCATTGTTCGGTGCGTTCCGATACACAATGGGTTTTGAAAACAAATTTACTCTCGCAGATGGAACACTTAACAAACTTTCCATGGTACGTAAATGGAAACATGGTAACTTGTTTGGTAAAGCACCAGACACGAACAACTACCACGTTGCAGTTATTGACCGTGGTGGTATCGTAAGTGGTACTGCAGGTACAGTCCTAGAAAAGTTTGAGAATATCTCAACTACACCAGGCGCAACTGTATCAGATGGTAGAACAAACTATTACGAAACAGTAATTGAGAACCTAAGTTCTTGGGTAAATGTTGCAAACACTGCAGCTTTCCTTTTAGGTACATCTAATTACGAAGCGCTAACAGATGGTAATGACGGTACTGCAGAAGGTTCTGCATCGTTCGGTGCTACTGCATTGGCATACGATAACTTTGGAAATGCAAACGAAATTGACATCTCTTTTGTCCTACAGGGTAAAGGTGACGACAATGGTCAGATTGCAAACTACATTATTGGTAACATTGCAGATAGTCGTAGAGATTGTGTTGCATTCTGTTCACCATCCAAAGAAGCGGTGGTAGATGAAGTCAAAACAAATGCGAAGATGACAAATGCAATTGCATACCGAAACAAACTAACTGCAAGTTCATATATGGTTCTTGACAGTGGTTATAAATATAGGTATGACAAATACAATGATTTGTATCGTTGGACACCATTGAATGGTGACATGGCAGGTCTTTGTTCACGTGTACAACCATTTGAGTCTCCTGCAGGTTATCGTAAAGGTGTTATCAAGAATGTTATTAAATTGGCATTCAATCCAAACAAAGATCAAAGAGATCAACTATACAGTTCAGAGATTAACCCTGTTATCTCACAAGTAGGACAAGGTATTTTGTTGTTTGGTGATAAAACTGGACAAGGTTTTGCAAGTGCATTTGATAGAATTAACGTTCGTAGATTGTTCATCGCAGTCGAAAAAGCAATCGCAACTGCAGCGCAATCGTTCTTGTTTGAACTTAATGACGAATTTACACAGACACAGTTCCGCAATATTGTAGAACCGTTCCTACGTGAAATTCAAGGTAGACGTGGTATCATAGACTTTAGAGTTGTATCTGATGCAACTGTCAATACACCACAAGTCATTGATGCAAACATGTTTAAAGCGAGTATCTTCATCAAACCTGCACGTTCTATTAACACAATCGAACTCACATTTGTCGCAACTAGGTCTGGTGTCGAATTCGACGAGATCGTTGGTCAATTGACTTAAGGAGAGGTAAGATATGGCTTTTAACATAAACGAGTTTAAATCTGAACTTACAGGTGGGGGCGCACGTCCCACCCTGTTTCAATGTCAGGTCACAAACCCAATCGTACCTGCGGCAGACTTCAAGGTGCCCTTCATGGCGAGGGCAGCAGGAATTCCCGAATCAACCATCGGAGCATATACCGTTCCGTATTTTGGTAGGGAAATCAAGTACGCAGGTGATAGGACTTTTGCTGACTGGACTATTACAATTATCAATGATGAAGATTTTATTGTACGTAACGCAATGGAAGCATGGATGAATAGCATCGCATCTCACGATGCAAACGTCCGT